CCCGCTGATCTGGGCATCATTGGAAATGGAAAGGAAATGAGGACTAACAGAATCATATCGCTATTAACGGTGCTTTGCACCTTGTTTTCCTGCGGAGGCAACGGCAACGCCGACGAGCCTATAGCCAAGGCTCCGGCCGTACCGTCTGGAATACTGGAACATCCGGGCGTTTTAAAGGATCCCAAGAAGGTAAGGGATAGCTGGATGAGTACATTCGGTGGTTCAGCGAACTCCAACAAGGTGGCTGTTCTTGAAGAGGGTATGAAATATACACCTATTTCTATCAACCCTTCTGAGGCACAGTTCCTTGATACGAGGAAGTTCCAAGTGACGGAGATTTGCAGGATATTCCGTGTACCACCACATATGGTAGCAGACCTTGATAAGAGTTCCTTTAGCAATATTGAACAGCAGTCACTCGAATATGTGCAGTACACACTCCGCCCTTGGCTCACAAGGATGGAGCAGGCTATGTTCAGACGGCTGTTTACGGAAGAGGAGAAGAAAACCTACTTCATTAAGTTCAATGTTGACGGACTCCTTCGAGGTGACTACCAGAGCAGGATGAACGGCTATGCCACGGCAAGGCAGAATGGCTGGATGTCAGCTAACGATATAAGAGAACTTGAAAACTTGGATAGGATACCTGCCGAACTCGGTGGGGATTTATATCTCATAAACGGTAACATGACCAAACTTGAAGATGCGGGATTGTTTGCCGGACAGACTGGAAAGGAGGACTCAGATGAGGAATCAGAAGTTTTGGAAGTGGAAGAATCAGATACCAACCAAAGACGAACCTTCAGAAAGAACGCTGTATCTTGACGGCGCTATAGCGGAAGAGTCCTGGTTTGATGATGACGTCACTCCTAAATTATTCAAGGACGAGTTAAACCATGGAAATGGTGATATCACTGTATGGATTAACTCTCCCGGAGGTGACTGTGTGGCGGCAGCACAGATTTATAACATGTTAAAAGACTATCCTGGCAAGGTTACAGTCAAGATTGACGGTATCGCAGCCTCGGCCGCATCGGTCATTGCGATGGCAGGGGATAAGACATATGTCAGCCCTGTATCAATGCTTATGATCCATAACCCGTCAACTATTGCGATGGGTGACCACGCAGAAATGCAGAAGGCAATCGAGATGCTTGACGAAGTTAAGGAAAGTATCATCAATGCCTATGTGTTAAAGACCGGGCTTTCGAGGGCAAGGCTCTCACATCTTATGGATGCCGAAACTTGGATGAATGCAAATACGGCCATTGAACTTGGCTTTGCAGACGGTCTTATCACAAGGGATGCATTCCCGCCGGAGAAGGAAGAGGAAGAAGAGGAGACCAAAGAGGATAAGCCGGACGAGGAAGAAACTGAAGAAGAACCCGATGAGGAAGAGGAAAGCACCGAGAAGGAGAAAAAGAAAGACTCCGTACACTCGATGCTTTTTTCACGCAAAGCAGTAAACAATGCTTTGCTCAATAAATTGGAGCGTCACTACCGTAAGCCCAAAACAAAACAGGGCTTGCAGGCAGAGATACCAATCGAAACAGAAGGTGGTCGCAGTGCTGAAGATATCAGAGAGCGACTTGATGTCATGAAGAAATTCATAGGAGGATGAAAAAATGACAGTACAGGAACTTATTACTAAGAGAGCCAAGGTGTGGGAGATGGCTAAAGAGTTTGTGAATTCCCACGAGGATAAGAATGGAAACTTATCCGCTGAAGATACTGCGACCTATAACAAGATGGAGGCAGAGATTGAGGAACTGACCAATTCCATCGAACGTCAGCAGAGAGCAGAAAGAAGGGAGCAGGAACTTTCAAAGCCTGTTAATTCCCCTATCACAGGAAAGCCTTACAGCGGTATGCCTGCTGATGGCGAGGAGAAGAAAGGCAGAGCATCTGACGAGTACAAGAAGGCTATGCTTACAGCACTTCGTTCAAACTTCCGTCAGATAAGCAATGTCATGCAGGAAGGTGTGGATGCCGATGGTGGTTACCTCGTTCCTGTGGAGTATGATAACAGACTCATCGATGTACTCGAAGAGGAGAATATCATGCGTGGTCTTGCTACCAAGATTACCACATCCGGGGAGCATAAGATCAATATCGCAGCTACCAAGCCTGCGGCTGCATGGATTGAAGAGGGTGGAGCACTTACCTTTGGTAATGCTACATTCGACCAGATCTATCTGGATGCCTTCAAACTCCATGTTGCTATCAAGGTAACAGAGGAACTTCTGTATGACAGTGCATTCAACCTTGAGAACTATATCATCACGATGTTCGGTAGGGCACTTGGTAATGCCGAAGAGGATGCATTCCTTAATGGTGACGGAACAGGAAAGCCTACGGGTCTTTTCAATCCTACCAAGGGTGGTCATGTATATGACACTCTTACCGCAGCACTTAAGGCGGATGACCTTATCGACCTTGTATACGGTCTGAAGAGACCTTATCGTAAGAACGCATCGTTCATCATCAACGATAAGAACCTTTCTGCAATCAGAAAGTTCAAGGATAACCAGGGTCAGTACCTTTGGACTCCGGCTTACACCCAGGGCGAGAGCGACAAGATTCTCGGATACGATGTTCATACCTCTGCGTATGTTCCCGAGGGTGCTATCGCATTCGGTGATTACAGTTACTACAACATCGGTGACAGAGGCACTCGTTCCTTCTCCGAACTCCGTGAACTCTTTGCTGGCAACGGCATGATCGGGTTCGTAGCCAAGGAAAGAGTAGATGGCAAGATTGTACTGCCGGAGGCTGTGCAGATTCTTCATCTTCAGAACTGGACTGAGCCTACGGTGACTACAACCGACCCGGACGCTACAGACGGTGAGTAAGAATAATGGGGTGGGGTAACAAAGCGTTACTCCACCCTAAAATGTAAGGAGGAGGGTATCGATGTTGCCGGAGTCATACAGAAGACTTATATATATCGAAAATGCAACTCCCGGTTCTTATATTGATACCGGGCTCATTGCATCATATGACATGAGGATAGTGATTGACGGCTGTGTGCTTGAAGGAGATACGGCACTTATCGGTGCAAGAACAGCGGTGTCCTGCCCGGATATACTTACCTTGCAGTTTACAAGTGAAAGGACTTATCGTTTCAGTTTTGGTTCATCAAGGGTAACTGCATCAAAGGGCTATGCTGCCGGGAACAGATATATCTTTGATTTATCAAAGGATGGACTGACCATTAATGATGAACTTATAGGAACTCCAACAACGAAGGCACTCATAGGTGTCCTTCCTTTATATCTGCTTGGCGCACTTAACACGGGTGGTGTGGCATCGTCATTTGGTATTACCAGGATATATTCTGCGAAGATATACAGAGCCGATGAACTGATAGCTGATTACATCCCTTGTGTATCTGAAGAGGGTATATATGGGATCTATGATAACGTCATGGGAACATTCCTCTCTAATGCAGGAGGCGGAAGTCTCACGGGTATGCTTGAACCGTTCGTTGGAATTACCATCACGAAACTGCCGGATAAACTCATCTATAACAAGGGTGAGAAGTTGGACATAACCGGGATGGTAGTGGAGGAGTATACCGAGAGCGGATATCGGACAGAGGTAACGGGATACACCGTCAGCGGATTTGATTCCTCTGTTGTCGGGACTCAGGCTATAACCGTAACCTATGATGGGCTTTCAACTACTTATGCCGTGATAGTAAATGACACACCAATCAGCGACCTTATCGTTACTGTTGAAGAAATGAAACAGTATTTGAGGGTGGATCATGACGATGATGATTCGCTTATCGAATATCTTATAAAGGCATCTGAGGACAGGTGCATGGATATCGCAAGGGAAGAAACGAAGGAGTCCTTTGAGGCTCTTGAGAATGCAAAGATATCGGTCATGTATGCTGTGGCTTTCCAATACGAACACCGGGAGGACTTAAATCAGAATGACCTTAATCTTTCCCTCCGTGCATTACTTTTTGGAGAAAGGAAGGTTGAGTTCTGATGGATATAGCACTCTTAAATGTCCGCATAACCTTTCAGAAAAATGAAACGGTGGTGGATAAATTCGGAAATCATAAAAACGAGTGGACGGATTATTATTCCTGTCATGCAACGGTCAGTGGGGAGAGTGGTTCTGAAACTTCGGTGGCGGCTAACACTTTGTATGATTCTGACCTTGCCTTTACGGTTCGTTACTGCAAAAAACTAAAGGATGCCGACCCGACAAAACTGCGTGTGGTATTTAAGGATGAGATTTATAACATCTCTTTCATAGACCACATGAATTATAAAAACGAGTGTCTGAAATTCAGATGTAAGAAGGTGAGACGATGAGTCAGAAAATAAAGATTGATGAACTTGCTGATACCATAGTTAAGGGCATGACAGCATACGCTGACGTTGCCACAGATGAAGTAAAAAAGGCTGTTAAGAAAGCAGGTGCCTCAGTAAGAAAGGACATCAGTGCGAATGCTCCAAAGAATACAGGTGCATACTCGAAGAGTTGGACAGTAAAGACCACGAAAGAGACACCTACCTCTTTGGAACTTACAGTCCACTCCAAGAACAGATATCAGCTTGCACACCTTCTTGAAAAAGGTCATGCACTAAGGGGTGGAGGCAGACAGCCAGCGCAGCCCCACATAGCACCTGCAGAGGAAAAGGCAGTAAAGGAACTCGAAGAATCAATCGGAAGGAGCCTAAAGTCATGACGCATGAAGAAGTAATGGCGATGGTGGAGGAGATGGGACTTCCCTATGCCTACCATCATTTTGCTGAAGGGGAATCCCCGGACCCGCCATTTGTGGTTTTTCTGTATCCGAGAGCAGATAACTTTTCGGCGGACGGGATACCGTATCATAAAATAAATGTTCTTGATATCGAACTATATACCGATATGAAGAACCCGGAACTTGAAACTGTTGTTGAAACCGTGCTTGAATCGCACGGTATTTTTTATGGCAAAAGCGAAGTATGGATTGACTCGGAAAAACTGTACGAAGTGCTTTATGAGATGGAGGTATAGATATGCCACAGACAAAAAACAAGGTTAAATTCAATATCTGCAATGTCCATTATGCCAAGATCACGAAGGATGATAGTGGCAATGTGACATTTGCTACCCCGGTTGCTATTCCGGGTGCCGTATCCATTTCCCTTGACCCTACTGGAGAGCCTGAGAGTTTCTATGCGGACGGGGTGGAATACTACACCATCAATAATAACCAGGGCTATGACGGAGACCTCGAACTTGCTATGATTCCAGAGGACTTCAGAAAGGATATCCTTATGGAGACTGCTGATGATAACAATGTACTTGTTGAGAACAGCAACTCCGAGACTGGTTCATTCGCACTCCTTTTCGAGTTCGATGGTGATGTAAGAAAGATAAAGCATCTGCTTTATAACTGCTCTGCATCAAGACCGTCAATCGAGTCCTCAACCAATGAGGAGAGCAAGGAAGTGCAGACAGAGACACTTACCATCAAGGCTCGCCCTCTTGCTAATGGATATGTTAAGGCTAAGACCGGGGATACCACTACGGCAGAGACTTATAACAATTGGTACAGCGAGGTTTATATGCCTGCTGTCGGCACGGCTTAAGGAGGGGCATTATGAGTATCGTAAAAAGGATTGAGATTGACGGACAGATGGTCGCATTCAAAGCGAGTGCGGCCATTCCCCGTATTTACAGACTGAAATTTCAGAGAGACATCTACAAGGACTTAAGGAGTCTTGAGAAAAGTATCGGTGATGGGAATGAGGAGAACTCAAACCTTGACCTGTTCTCTTTGGAGATGTTCGAGAACATCGCATATGTTATGGCCAAACACGCAGACGGCTCCATTCCCGATACCCCGGAAGAGTGGCTTGATGGATTTAATACATTTTCTATCTACCAGGTGCTGCCGGAGCTTATCGAACTTTGGGGCTTAAATGTTAAGACAGACATTGAGGCTAAAAAAAACTTCGTGCAACAGAGCGTGAAATGACAACCCCGTTATTTCTGTTAAGGTGTACGCAATTAGGCTTATCGATGGCAGACCTCGAACTGCTGTCGATAGGCTTAATCAATGATATGTATTCTGAAAGTAGAAACGATGATTACAATTATGCAGAGATAGCAAATCAGGATGATTACGATAGGTTCTGATTTTATAAACATAAAAAATTATCACTTATTGCTGATAGTATGGTAATATCCCTCATGCAAGAAAGGGGGAATTTCATACGAAGGAAGAAAAAGACTATCAAAAAATCATTGCAGACAGGGTCCTTGAAATCTGCGATGCTGCAAACCTCTCGATAGGGACATTGGCAGACATGGTAAAAATACCAGAAGAACGGTTGAAGGAGATAACCGAATGCCGGGGTGATGAGATGAACATAGAAGAACTATATAAGTTCAGAGATGAACTGCTCATATCCCCGGATTATGTTGTAGGAAGAAAAGATTTTATTTTTGACTTCGAGCTTACAGAGGAAAACATCCATGCCTTTGCATTCGGCATTTTGGAAAGACTCAAACAGCTTGAAGGAGAAGAATAGTAAGAATCCGAAGGAGGCATCCATTTATATGGGTGCTTTTTTCGTGCTTAAAATGGAGGTGAGAGCGTGGCAAACAGAATACAGGGTATCACAGTTGAGATTGCCGGAGATACTACGAAACTCTCCAATGCTCTCAAATCTGTAAACTCATCAATAAAGACAACTCAGAGCCAGCTTAAGGATGTGGAGAAACTCCTAAAGCTGGATCCTAAGAATACAGAACTTCTGGCACAGAAGGAGAAGTTGCTCGCCCAGGCAATCGGTGAGACGAAGGAGAAACTTGCCACATTAAAGACGGCAGCCGAGCAGGCGAATACCGCCCTTGCCAATGGTGAGATATCCCAAGACCAATACGATGCCCTTCAGCGTGAAATCATAGAGACCGAGCAGGACTTAAAGAAGTTAGAGACACAGGCAAAGGCATCAGAGAAATCATTGTCCGAGGCATTTACCAATGCCGGGACGAAGGTTACTGAATTCGGTAATAAAGTATCCTCAGTCGGAACGGGTATGAGCAAATATGTGACTGCTCCGATTGTGGCAGTGGGGGCTGCCTCTGTAGCTGCGTTTAATGAAGTGGATGCCGGACTTGATACCATTGTTACCAAGACCGGGGCAACGGGTAAAGAGCTCGAGGGCTTGCAGGATACCATGAAAACGGTATACGGTAGCATGGCTGTATCTGCCGAGGATGCTGGTACGGCAGTCGGTGAGGTTAATACCCGTTTTAAGGTGACGGGCAAAACACTCGAAACCTTATCCACAAGTTTTCTTCAGTTTGCATCCATTAATAATACGGATGTGAATACGGCTATTGATTCCGTTGATGCCATCATGAAGAAATATAATATCGATGCCAGCCAGACCACAAATGTCCTCGGACTTCTTACCCAGGCAGGACAGTCAACAGGTATCTCTATGGAGACCTTGGAGGGTGCGCTCACATCAAACGGTGCAACTCTTAAGGAGATGGGGCTTGACCTTACAAGTTCCGTAAATCTTCTGGCACAGATGGAGGCAAACGGTGTCGATACTACGGTAGCTATGACGGGCTTAAAGAAGGCTGTGGCAAATGCTACCAAGGAAGGTAAGTCTGCTGATCAGGCACTTGCGGAAACGATATCAAGCATAAAGAATGCCTCGTCAGAAACAGAGGCTCTCTCCATAGCAACAGAACTGTTCGGAAGTAAGGGTGCGCCTGAGATGACTCAGGCAATCCGTGAGGGCAGACTTTCTGTTGATGACCTTAAGACCTCTCTTTCCGATTATGGAACTGTGGTTGAAACCACTTTTAATAATACACAGGATGCGTCCGACCAAGCTAAGATAGTACTTAACAATCTGAAACTCGCAGGTACGGAACTTGCGACCTCGCTCTTTAATGCTGTCGCTCCGGCATTGCAGAGCATTGTGGCAGGTCTTCAGAAAGCCGTGACATGGTTCTCAAACCTTGATTCGGGTACAAAGGAAACCATAGTAAAGATAGCAGCTCTCGTGGCGGCCATCGGTCCCGTTCTTGTGGTGGTAGGAAAGGTCATCAGTACGGTAGGAACTCTGATGACGATTATTCCAAAACTGTCGGCAGCTTTTACGGCAGTCAAGGGAGCGGTGGCAGCCTTCAATGCTGTGTGTGCTGCGAACCCGTATGTTCTTATCATCGCAGCCATTGTTGCAGTCATAGCAATATTCGTTGTGCTGTGGAAAAAGTGCGAGGGTTTCAGAAACTTTTGGAAGAACCTATGGGAAGGAATAAAGAAAGTAATCAGCACGGCGGTGGAGGCTATAAAGAAGTTCTTTACTGCCGTTATTGATTTTGTGAAGAATAACTGGCAGGGACTTTTACTTTTACTTGTGAATCCGTTTGCCGGGGCATTCAAGCTGTTATATGACAACTGTGAGGGATTTAGGAATTTTATAAATAACTTCCTTACCAATGTGAAGAACCTCTTCATAAATATATGGAACGGTATCAAGAACGTGTTTTCTACGGTGCTTGAGGCAATCAAGACCTTTGTGGTGGCATACTTTACATTTTATAAAACGCTTATCACAACGGTCATCAATGCCATAAAGACAGTAATCACTACGGTATGGAATGCGATAAAGACAGCCATCCAGACTGTCATGACGGCAATTCAGACCATTTTCACTACGGTGTGGAATGCCATAAAAACTGTTATAACCACGGTGGTTAATGCGATAAAAACTGTGATTACCACGGTTTGGAATGCAATCAGCACAACCATCACTACTGTA